GTTATCAGATCTGCGATGGAAAAATGGATGAATGTAATTAACAAACTAGAAGATGCCACAGGATTAACTGATCCAGAAGAGTATCATAAAGATGCTTTTGTTCATCAATTAGATCGTGATGGTTCAATTCTACGTTCGTATAAATTCTGGGATATTTTTCCAACCAATATTTCCACAATTGACCTAAACTATGAGACAACAGACACTATCGAACAGTTTGATGTCGAAATGCAGGTTCACTGGTGGGAAGCATTTAAGGGTACTAGCTCTCAAGCTGGTGGTGAAAATATCAGATAAATAGTAAAATACTAGTACAATTATAATATGGCACGGCTATTTGGGTTTTCTCTTGAGGATAACGAAAAAAAACCACCGTCGATAGTTTCACCCGTACCTGAGAATAATCAGGACGGGTCTGACTATTATATACAGAGTGGTTTTTATGGTTCTTATGTTGATATAGAAGGCGTATATCGAAACGAATTCGATTTAATCAAAAGATATAGAGAGATGGCACTTCATCCAGAGGTTGATGGTGCGATTGAAGATATTGTAAATGAAGCAATCGTAAGTGATTTATACGATTCACCAGTCGAAATTGAATTATCTAATTTAAATGCAAGTGATAAATTAAAGAAAATAATTAGAGAAGAATTTAAAACAATCAAAGAAATACTAGACTTTGATCGAAAGGCTCATGAAATATTTCGCAATTGGTACGTAGATGGTAAATTATGTTATCTTAAGGTCATTGATCAAAAACGACCACAAGATGGTATTCAAGATTTAAGATATATTGATTCACTTAAAATCAAATATATTCGTAAAGAACAGAAAAAAGATAGAAACGATTATATTAATATAAATCGAAATGATAATCAAGATCCTTCAACTCTGAATCCTCAGATTGATGAGTACTTCATGTATACACCCGCACCTGCATATCCATCGAATCTTGCAACAGGTGGTGGTGGAAGTAAAGGAATTAAAATTGCAAAAGATGCGATTACATACTGTACATCAGGTTTGATAGATCGAAATCGTGGAAATGTTCTTTCATATATGCATAAAGCAATTAAAGGTCTAAATCAATTACGAATGATTGAAGATAGTCTTGTTATCTATAGATTATCAAGAGCACCTGAAAGAAGAATATTTTATATTGATGTTGGTAATTTACCAAAAATAAAAGCAGAACAATATCTTAAAGAGGTAATGTATCGTTATCGTAATAAGTTAGTTTATAATGCACAGACTGGTGAAGTTAGAGATGATCGTAAGTTCATGTCAATGATGGAAGATTTCTGGTTACCACGTAGAGAAGGTGGTCGTGGAACTGAAATTACAACTTTACCTGGCGGACAAAACTTAGGTGAATTATCAGATATTGAATACTTCCAAAAGAAACTTTATAGATCATTGAATGTTCCTGAATCAAGAATTGCATCTGATGGTGGATTTAACTTAGGTCGTTCATCAGAAATACTAAGAGATGAATTAAAATTTGCAAAGTTTGTTGGACGTTTGAGAAAGAGATTTGCTCAGATGTTTAATGATATGCTCAAGACTCAGTTGATTCTTAAAAATATAATTACACCTGAAGATTGGGAAACTATCAGAGAACATATTCAATATGATTTCTTATATGATAATCAATTTGCAGAACTCAAAGAATCTGAATTGATGAATGAAAGACTTGGAACCCTTGCAACAATTGAACCTTATATTGGTAAGTTCTATTCAAATGATTTTGTAAGAAGAAAAATATTACGTCAAACTGATGCAGAAATCATCGAAATTGATGAACAAATCGAACAAGAAATTAAAGATGGTATCATTCCAGATCCAAATGCAGTTGATCCTATCACTGGAGAACCACTCGAAGGTGGTGGAGATTTAGGTGGTGTTCCACAAGATCCAGATATTGATGGTGGTATCACTGATGCACAAGTACAGAAAGATACTAAATCAGCAGAAATCTAATGAAAATACTATCTCAAGAATCAAATATAGGAATAGCAACCACAGTTAGTAGTGCGACTGCAGTTAGACTTTATAATAGTGACTCAAGTGCAGGAATTGTAACTCGTACTGATAGTAGTAATTCTACCATTGGTAACTTTACTGTTCCAGCTGGTGAAGTATTATATCTTCAGAAAAAATCAACTGATAAATTAGTAGCACCATCTACAGTTTTAGCATCAAAAGTTGGTTATAGTCACATGATGTCTTATTCTTCATACTCTTCTGGAGGTGGAGGTGGTGGTGATAATATTGTTACTGATAATATGGTTGTTTATTTGGATGCTGGTAATAATTCATCATATTCAGGAAGTGGTACCACTTGGAATGATATAAGTGGTAATGGTAATAATTTTACTTTGGTAAATGGACCTACCTATTCAAGCAGTGACGGTGGAGCGATAGTTCTTGACGGTACTAATGATTATGCTATTTCGGATATTAATGCTAGTTTCTTTGCATTTGGAACAGCAAATGATTACTCTTATGGTGTATGGGCAAAAATTGATCAAGCTGGGAGCAATGAATCTCTATTATCATGTGGAACACTTACTGGTGGTGTAACTCCAAATAGTTTTCAGATAGATTTTGAAGGTGTTAGTACTAGAATTAGACACCTTTTTAGATATTCTTCTGCAAATCAAATAAATCAGATAGTTACTTCTGGTGATGGTATAGTAGGAACTACTAATTGGTTTTATGTAATGGGTGTTAATGACAGGTCTGAAGATCAATTTAAAATTTATATAAATGGTAGTTTAGTTCATACTGAAAATAATAGTGTTTATAGAACAACAGACGTACATAATTTTAGTTCTGCGAGTAATACTGACGGTACATTTAAAATTGGAGTTAACAGACAGCTAATATCGTTTGTTGATGGTAGAATTGGACAAGTTCATGTCTACAAAGGCAAAGCACTAACAGCTAGTGAAGTGCTACAAAATTATAATGCTAGTAAATCACGTTACGGACTCTAATCATGTCACGAAATTATCTAATCATTCAATCATCTGAACTTAGTAAAGTAGATTTTTCTCAAGTCTTAGAAACTTCTGCTTCTACTGTAAGAAAATCAATTGATGAAACAAAAACATTTATAAAATGGGAAGGTGATACACCTTCATTTGTAAGTAATTTAACGAGCACAGAAGGACCATATACTCAAAGTGAAATTAGAACTATTTTACGTACAGATGCTTGGGTATCTGAAGAAGTATAAATAAAATATAACGTTATAACTAAAATATGGAAGACATCATCGATTTGATAGCAACAGATTCTGCTGCATCCGAGGTTACTGACAAACTCAAAGACATTCTTTTTACAAAATCTGCAGAAAGAATTGAGGCTCAGAGACCAAATATTTCTGCATCTATGTTTGATGAACCAGAGTATGAAGTGGAAGAAGAACCAGAATCAACTGAGGAACCAGAATAATGGCATTAAATACAAATGTATTAAGTGCAGAAATAGCATTACCAACAACAACAGGAACTGCCACTAGTTTTACGCAAGCATCTGTTGTTCGTCTTGTGAATACAGATTCTAGTGCTCATTTAGTGAGTGTAGTAGAAACTCAAAGTGGAAGTTCTGTTGGGTCATTTACCATGCCAGCGGGGTCTGTTGAATTTTTAGAAAAAACATATACACACTGTGTCTTTGCAGCAAATGCAGCTGTTAAAGGTGCAAAAGTAGGATTCACACATTAGAAAAATGAAACTTATTACAGAAGAAATTTCAAGCGTTAAATTTATCACCGAAGGAAAGGGTGCTAAAAAGAAAATGTATATCGAAGGTGTTTTCTTACAGGGAGACATCAAGAATCGTAATGGTAGAATGTATCCAGTCGGAACTCTTGCAAAAGAAGTTGGTAGATACAATGAATCTTTTGTAAAGAAAGGAAGAGCACTCGGTGAACTCGGACATCCAGATGGTCCGACTGTGAATCTAGATCGTGTTTCACATAAGATTACAGAACTTCGTCAAGAAGGAAATAATTTTATGGGTAAGGCACAACTTCTTGATACACCAATGGGTAAGATTGCAAAGTCTCTCATCGGTGAAGGTGTAACACTCGGAGTCTC